ATGTTGAGTGCCGTACTCATCGCCGCGCTGGCCGCCAGCCCGGCCGCGCCCGTACCGTATGCCGACTGCCTGCTCGGCAACATCCAGCCCGGGCTGTCTGATCGTGCCGTGCAACTGGTGCAGGAGGCCTGTGCTGCAAAGCATCCGGAGAGCTTCGCCGCAGCAATGGAACTGGAACGCAGAACCAGTCTGCAGCGGCTCACCTATTTCGAGGCGGCAAGAGCGGAGGCGGCACGTTCTGCGAATGCGGCAGCAACGGCCGCACAGGAGGCTGCCGACGCGGCGGCGGCTAAAGCGAAGAATGCGCGGACGAAGTAGTTGCCCTGGACGAGCGCCACAAAAAAGGCACCGCATTGCGGTGCCTTTCTGAATGACCTGGGTCATTGGATGCAATGGTGGGCCGTGAAGGATTCGAACCTTCGACCAAAAGATTAAAAGTCACTGGACAACTTCATTGTTTTCAATGCGTTGCGTCTCTATCCGTTCCGCTTCAATCTTCGAAGCTGACACTTGAAAGCCTTGGGACACAAAGGGCGCTGGAATTTTGCGGAACGGATTTCCAACCCTACAGCAGGCTTCGGCAAGTCCTACCCCATCCACCCGAACGGCGGCTTCAGGCTGTCCCTCAGGAGGCGGTTCCCCGCGATCGCCTCCCGGTACTCCCGGATCTTGGCCACGTCCTCGCGCAGTCGGGCCTCGTGCCTGGCCACCCACAGCTCGGCCCCTGCCCGGCCCTGCTCGTAGCTGCTGCACCAGCGGAACGGACCGCCGGGGCCATGCCGGTGCCGATCCAGCGAGGCGATCCAGATGCCATCGTTCACCCGCTGGGCCATGGCCACCACCCACACGCCATGGCAGGCGATGACGGTCAGGGGGTCATCCGGGCGGCTGGCGGACCTGGTCGTCCAGCGGAAGTCGGCGGGAAGTGGCATGGCCGGGAGAATACGGCGGACCGTCGCAGATCCTGCGAACGTGGCTGCCACGTGCCTGAACCGTTCGGAATCGGTGCCGGCGCGGCGCTGCTCACGCGCCCCCGGGTTGAGCTGCCTGCGGCCCCGGATCCGGCAAGGTCAGGATGCCTTCCTCAGCGTATCCGCGCTATCGGGCAACCACCCACTGACGTTCGGGGTTCTCCCTACGCCGCCAACCGGTGCTCATAGAAGGGGTGCCTCTTGTCGTCAAAGATCCGGTATAGCGCGGCCAGGTCGGTCGGGTCCGGGTTGAGCCAGGCGTCCACGTGCTCGGGCTTGATGTTGATGATGGTCCGGTCGTGGCCGGCGGCGGCCACCTCGGGCTCCGGGTCGTCGGTGATGGCGGCGAACGACAGCAGATCCGGCTCCTTGCCGGCCGGGTCCTTCCAGTGCGACCACAGGCAGGCCACCAGCATCGGCTCGCCCGTGCGTGGGGTGAACTGCACCACCTGGTTCTTACCGTCCGGACCCTCCACGTTCTCGAAGAACGTGTCGACCACCAGCAGCCCGTGCGTATGGCCGAAGGCCGGCGCCCAGAACTTCTCCAGGCTGTCGCGGCGGGCGTTGTAGGTGCCCGGGAAGCGTTGGTCGTGGTTGGCCGGCTTTCCGGCCAGACGGCACTGGTAGCGCATGGGTTGGATCACCAGCTTGCCGCCCTCGGAGACAATCACCGGGGCATAGACCCCAGGGAAGATGCGGTTATCGCGGTCCTTCGGCTCGGTACGCTTCAGATCGGCCAGCTTGGCCAGGGCCCGATCGATCTTGTTCCCGGCAATCCGCACATCTTCCCGGGCCTTCTTGGTTTCTTTCACCTGCAGCGCGCGCTCGGCAGCGGCCAGGCGCTTGCGGTTGGCGAACAGCTCCTGTTCCAGCACCACGGCCTCTGCCCGGTTCCACTGTTCCACCTCAGCCCACACCGCAAGCTCCGCCGGGCTCGCGCCCGCGCGGAAGGCGTCGTCCATCGCCTTCGGGGTCTTGGGCCGCTTGTTGCCCGGGTCGTGGGCATAGAGTGCGGCGAACTCCTGCAGCGACAGGGTGGCGCCGGTCATCCGGACCAGCTTCTGATAGGCGGCGGTGATCTGGGCGGAATAGCACATGGGCGCAATCTGACACGCCCCTTCGTTCATTCGCCGTGACGCTGCAGCTTAGTGGCCGGTCACGTCGATCAGCACGAAGTGGCCGGATGCACTGAACTGCGTCGCATTGTCGGACTGGGGGATCAGGGCAGTCGCGCCGGCATAGTAGAAGCGCCCCGAACCCGCTGAGCCCGTCCCGTCCCCCTGCGGCCCGGTCAACCGGAACCCCACGCCACGCTCGATCCGCTGACACGAACGAGACGAGATCACCGCGTAGCGCCGACCGGCCGGGACTTGCACGTAGGCCCCCTCTGCCGCCCCGAAGGGGGCAGTTGTCACGCCCACAATGCGAAGGGGCTTTGCCCAGGAAGCGAAAGCCAGCTCGCCAGTGTGCTCTCGGTAGACCTCAATGCCGGTCTTACCCGGCGTTCCAGTCACGACCGAGTCGTATACCCACACCGTGCCGAACACAAACGATGAGCCCGTGTAGGCCGACACTCGCCAGTTGTTGCCGCCGAGATTGGTCAGAATCACGCTGAGCCCGAAGTTGTTGTTCGGACCCGTGACCGCAACCACCGGGCTCTTGGCCTGGAAGTCACGCGTGACGTACCGGGTTACCACGATCCCCGACACCTGGTACGCAACGGCGCCAGCTTCGTTGATATCGAACTTGTGGCGCAGGTGGAAGTTGAGCAGATCACTGCGGACCTGCACTGTTCCAGATGGGGTGTACGCCTCAAAGCCTGCTGGCATATCAGTGCACTCCGTACAGCACAGTTGCAGGGACCAGGGAGAAGACTGGTTGCCCGTTGGCATCCACATCCGTTCCCCAGTAGACCCGGCCATCCGAGTACCAAACGGTTGGCGTGCGGCCAGGCTGTGCCGGCGGAGGCACCACATAGAAGAGGAAATCCCCGGGGGGCAGCGGTCCCACCCAAGTCGAATTACCGTGCACAGTGTCGGTCTGAACCGTGCCGATGAAAAGCCCCAAGCGGGTCGTGTAGTCGATCTCCAGCGACCCGTCGAGATTGAAGGTCTGAATGCCCGCAGGCATGCGCTCTACTCCTCTATTGATTGACGGGAGGACGTTTGCCCCTCCCGCCTTTTCGCTATTGCCACCAGCCCATGCGCGTGGCCAGCTGCCCATTCGGGTAGAAGCAACGCCAGTGACCGTCGCTGTACTCGGTGCGCTGCCCCCCATTACCAGGGGCGGAGACACGGAACACATCGGCCACTACGTCGAACGACGAAATCGCACCGTTACTCGCCAGCTGGATGCCGCCGATCTTCCCGTCAGCACGAACGTTCACACCCCAGTTAGCGTTCGCTTCAAGGCCACCCGCGTTCCATGCAGGCGGGGCAGTCGCCCCCTCTGCCACCTGACTGAACATCGGCCGGAACATCCACCAGTACGGAGCCTGTAGGCCACCAACACCTCGCAGGAAGACACGAACTCGGGCGAAGGTAGCTTCTGGCGGTGCCTTTCCGAACACATAGGTTCGCGGAATGGCGTCCAAGCCCCACGACGCGTTGCCACCGTTCGCGGGGGACCAACCGCTGTAGGCGCTGCCCCGGTGGTTGCCACCACGATCATAGAATGCAATCTCGATCTGGCTATCACACCGATGCGTCTGAAGCCACACGCTGAAACAGTACGTGCGGTTTGGAAGTACGGCGGTGTCGTAGGTCGTGGATGTCGATGACACCTGACCGGCCGCCATGCCGCCCTTCGCTACTGCTCCTAGGCCAAACACACCCTGGGGGTTCCAGTCGCCGCCACCTGTCGGGTTGCCGAGTTCATTCCACCAATTGTCGGGGTTTGTCGTCCACTCCCAACCGTTCCTTGACCAGAACGGGAACGTGGAGTTCTGCAGCAGGTTGCCGGACTCTCCAAGGTTCTTGATGCTGGTTCCCATCGCCACCACTACCGCCGCTTCCGCCTTGTTCCCCATCTGGGATTGCAAGCCGGTGATCAGCTGCGCCTGCGACTCCTGCGTCTGCCCCTGCTGCGTGACCTGCGTCTTCAGCTGGTTGAAGCCGCTGGACGATACATCACCCACCTGCGTCTTCAGGCTCACCAGGTCCTGAGCAGTCGCGTCCAGCTTGCTGCCCTGCTGGTTAACCGCCGTGGTCAGCCCTGCCGCCGCTGATGCGTTGGCGCTGATCAGCAGCTCGTCGGTCACGTCGTAGAACTCGATGCGATCGACAAGCACCATTGCGTCGCCAGTTCCACGATTGGTGATCCACACCTGACTCATGGCCTCGGTGCGGTCATCCCCGACGGGATGCTCCAGCACGAACCGCTGCCAGGCACTCGTGAGGTTCGGCGTGGTCTGGTCGTTGTTGCCTTCGCCAGCACTATGGCGAACCCGGCAGCGTGCGGTCAGCGTTGCATCACCGGCCACCACCTTGGCGACGACCACCGTACGCAACTTGCGACCAGTGCGACCTGTCTTCAGTGGAACCCAGCGACCGCCGTTGGCGTAAACGAACGGCGAACCGGCCGCACCGGCCTTGTGCACCATCTGGATTGCGCTGCCCTGCTGTCCTCCTCCAACGACCCAGGTCACATCGCCGTTCTGTTGGTTGCTGTTCCCCTTGACGAAGGGCGCCATGTCACCGTCGAACATCGCGTTGACGTTGAGGTTTTCGCCTCGGTTGAAGGATGCATTGAGCGTGCTGGACAGGACGGTCAGCTGGTCCGCCTGCGCGGTCGCCTTGTTCTCGGCGTTGACCATGCGAGTGGTCAGCCCGGAAACAGCGGACACGTTTTGCGTCGTGACGGTGATCGCCTCCTGGCCGCTCGAGCGGTATTCCGTGGCCACCAAGCCACGCTGGAACTGCACGTTGTCGATTTCGATGGCATACGAGCCGGGCTGGTCCGCGAACTGCCGGCCCACGTAGACGCGAGCACGTGCAGCGTCGCCACGGGAGCGAGCGGGCAGAATCAACCGCTGCCACTGGCTGGTCATGACCACTTCCGGCAGGGTCACCGTACCCAGCACCGTCCCACCCGAATCGTTCATCCACTGAACGTAGAGCTGGACTTTCGTTCCCGCCGAGCCGCGCACCCATGAGGACAAGGTGTAGTCGGTGTTGGGATCCACCTTCACGTAGTTGGAGCCAGGACCAGCACGGTTCAGGCCCACCCAGTCCTTGGCATTGATGGCTGTCCATTCAATGCGAACGGCCTTGCCGCCACCTGACAGGGGCGAGTCCACGGCCGATAGCGTGCCCCCAACGTCACTGCGGATTCGTTCAAGGTTCCAGCCGGTGGGAGGATTGACCCCGGTAGGGGTGCCCTCTTCCATGCTGCTGTTCCAGAGCAGGTTGTCGCCGCCGATAGATTGGATCTGGCCTTCCAGCTTCGTTACGCTGGTGCCCATCGTCTCTACCTTGCCCTCCACCGTAGTGGTGCGCGAGGTCAGCTGGGTCAGCGCCAGGGTGTTGGCGTCGGTTTTCCCGGAAACGCCGGTAAGGTCGCTGCGAAGCGCCGTCAACTGCCCTGCCTGAGACGTGACCGTGTCACCCAGCTGCGTCACGCTGGTGCTGAGGTCCGAGATCGCTTGGGCATTAGCCAGCAGCTCGGTCACTTCCTCCAGCACAACGTCGTCAACCCACAACGTACCTGCAGTGTTGTCGGCATAGATGCCCAGCTGCAGCCCGGTAATCGACGTGTTGTCCGGGATCGCGTAGACGGCACTGAGGTAGGTCCAGGCAGCTTTGTCCGCGACGAAGAACGTTGCTCCGCCGATCAGCTCGCCGTTCTGGTTCGCTAGTCGCATCTTGCTATTGCCCGGCGTGCCATTGAAGTCCGGGGTGCTGCGATACCAGCAGCTGTAGCGATACTGCTTGCCAGGGCTCGTCGGCATCGTGGTGCGGCCATTGGCATACGCAACCTTCTGCCGGATGGCCCCCGGATCGAAGCGCACACACATGCCGCCGGCACGTCCCTCCGTGGTCGGCCAGCTGGTGCCAGTCGCGCCCGGGTCGTAGGTCCAGCCCACGTCCTTGCCTGACTGCCACGAGCCGTTCAGGACCATGTTGCTGCCCTGCGAGATCAGCGCCGGCAATGTGGCGTTGATCGTTGTGACGGACTGAGCCAGCGCGCTCGTGGTGGTGGCAGTCGCCTCCTGCAGCGCCGTGACCGATGCCGCAGTTGCCAGCGAACCGACACCGGCCGGCATGCGGGCCTCCATCGTGCTGATGCGCTGCACCTGCGCCGAGTCCGCAGCCACACGTGCCTTCAGCTCCTCGTAGGCCAACCCTGCGGTCAGCTGCAGCGGATCCGTTCCGGTGTAGCTGCCACGCATCTGAACGGCCAGCGTGTTGCGCTGGAGGGCTTCGGCGGCATCCGCGGTGATGCGCGCTTGAGTTTCCTCCTGCACCAACGCCACCGAAGCGCCAGGCTGCGGGCGCCCGACGGCGATGTAGTCGATCAGGTAGTAGTTGGCGACGGTCTGCGCCGACCCCAGCTGCAGGCGAATCGCATCCACCGTGGCCGGCCACCAGGCAATGTCCTGCACGTCGACGGTGGCCACGCCGTTCACGTCCCACGCCGGTTCCGGGATGGCCACACGCTTCTGCGTGTTCCATGCCTGGTCCGTGGTGGTGATCCACTGGAGGAATCCGTTCCACGTCGGCGAGCCAACGCGCTTCACGCGCAGCTTCACGAAGCGGTACGCGCTGCCGTCTACGGCCAAGGCCACCGGCGACTGCACCCACGGCGCGGTGGCATGGTTGGCGGGCCGCAGCCAGCCGTCCACGAGCGTCGGCGCGCCGTTGCCCGTCCACCCTTCAATGGTCTGATTGAACGGCCAGAGCTTGATGCTGTCGAACTGCGTCCCGCTGCCGGCCGCAACCTCTGACACTGCGCGCGCCAGCGATTCATCGGCGCTCTGCCGCAACTGCTCCTCACGGGTGATCGCCGCCTCGCGCGCCATCTTCTCGTTCAGGATGGCGTCGATCCGTGCCTGGGCCTCCGCACTGATCGCCTGCAAGGCCTCGGTCACACCCTGCTGTCGCAGCAGCGCTTCCGCGACCAAATCCTGTGCCGCCTGCGCCAGCCCTGCAGCGCGTGCCGCCGCCTCGTCTGCGATCGCCTGGATGCGGGCACTGATCTCCGCCGTCAGCTTGGCCTGCTGCTCGGCCAGGTCCTTGGAGGTGGTGGGCGGAACAACGCCCACCACGGTTCCGGTGCCTGTCTTGCCGCGCACGGTCGGGGTGATCTGGAACCACCAGGTCTTGCCGCTACCGTCGCTATAGACGTACCGCGTCTCGGTGGTGCGGTGGATCTCCGTCCAGGGCCCATCCTGGCTCTCGCTGCGTGAGATGACGTAGACCACGCCCTCCAGATTGACGGCGTCCCATTCGAGCACGACGCCGTCTGCCACCGGCGTGGGGGTAACCCCGTTCGCCGGCGGCACGTCCGGCGCCTTGAAGGGCACCGGAAACCACGTGGAAAAGCGCGGTGTGACCGGAGACGCGGACGGCAGCCCGCCCACGCCGATTTCTACCAGCGTGAGTTTCCTTGCTTGCATTGCTGATTACCTCGCGTTGAGTGCTTCGCGCAGCGCTGAACTGCTGGCGTTGCGTACGCCCTGGGTAGTGGTAGACACGAGCTGGCGGAGCAGCTGGTTCTGCTCGGCGAGCAGAGCGTTGCTCTGCTGTACGGCGGCGGTGGTTTGCGTCTGAGCGTCGTTGTTCACGACCAGGTCGAACACGGCTCGGCTGAAGTTGTCCGGCAACGCCTCGATGGCGTCGGCCAGCGCCCCCATGCTGGTGCCTTCCTGCTGGTTCAGGTCCCCGACCTTCATGCCATCGATCAGGCCCGTAACGCGGCCGTACAGGCTGTTGTAGTCCTGCCCGCTGGCGTAGAGGTTCCGACCAAAGCCCAGCGCGGCCTGAGCGGCCGCCTGTGCGGCGCTGGTGTCGCCTCCGGACACCGCCCGCTCCAGCTCCTTCATAGCCTCGCCCAGCTTCTCCTGGTCCGTCAGCGGCGAAAGATCGCTGATCGACAAGCCGTACTGCATGGCCTTCTTGTCCTTGTCGATCTGCGCCTGCAGCTTGCCCATGTTGGTGGCACGCAGCGCCTCGATCTTGGCCAGGTCCTCCGCGCGGGCGCCGGACAAGCCAAGCGCCTTGGCGTAGTCATTGGCCGACTTCACCTGCTGGCGATACGTGCGCTCGATCGACAACGCCTGCGACTGGTACTGCGTCAGGTTGGCCGTCATCAGCTGGGTGCTCACGTCGGCCATGAGGCTGGCGTAGTTGCCGAGCAGCCCGGTCACCTTCTGCACCTGGGTGGCCAAGTCCGTGCCAGCGACGCCGGCCAGGTCCTGGAAGTAGTCGACCGCCTTGTTGACCTTGTCGACCTCTAGCCCGTTGAGGGCTCGCCCCAGTTCGTCGGCATTGCCCACTGCCAGCGCGATCGATGCACTGAGCGCGGTGAACACGTCCGCCGACTCGAAGTAGTCGTCGAGTTGACCACCGAACCCAGCCGCCTTGACCGCCTCGGTATACAACCGATTAGTCATTTCGGCGAGGTAAGCCTCTAGCTGCGCCTTGGCCTCGGTGGAGTCCGCCGACAGCTGGAGCTTGCCCAGGTCTACTCGCACGCTGCCGAGCTTCTGGGTCAGGTCCACACCCAACTGCTTGGCCAGATCGGTCGCAGCACCACGCACCTGGCGCGCGGCCATATCGAATGTGCGATCGATGCCCGGATCCAGCGCGCCGAACTGCGTCCACTTCTTGTCGCTGCGGAACAGGCCACCCTTGGCCTTGATATCCGCATAGCTCTGGCCGTCGAACCCGCCGAAGCCGTAGCTGCCGGTGATGCCTTGGCCTGTGACCTTGGGCGCCTGTCGACCGAACAGCTTGGCGTGGATGCTGGAGCCAGACAGGATCGAAGCGACCTTGTCGTTGAAGCCCAGGGCACGGAACCCCTTGTCGGCCAAGCCGACAGCCCCGGCGGTGGCGATCTTGCCGGCCCAGCTCTCCCCATTGGCGATGTTCCAGCCTTGATCGAACAGCTGGGCGTTCTTCATCATGCCGGCCACGATCCAGCCGATGATCGGCACCGCCGCAGCTGCAGAGCCGGCCGCACCAGCCCCTGCACCGGCACCAGCGCCGGCGCTCCCGCCGCCGATCAGCCCCGAGAAGCTGGAACCGGTCATCCCGGCCATGCTGGTCACGTCGCCGAAGCCTGTCAGGGTTCCCGCCGCGGCACCTGCCGAACGACCGAAGCCGAACAGGCCCTGCCCCTTGGAGAGCAGGCCGGCCACCGTACTCAGGTTCTGACCTCCCGCCGCCGAGCCGTTGCCGCCGAACAACCCCATCAAGCTCTGCAGGTTCAGTCCGCCGCCCTGACCGCTCATCCCGTTGAGGATCTGCGTCTGGATCGGGATCACCAGCTTCTGCTGCAGGAACTCGCGAGCGAGATCGCGCAGGCCACGCTTGGCGGCGTCCTTCAGGTCGTCCCACAGGTTGTCGAAGTCGCGCAGGCCGCCCGCAACGAAGTCCGCCATGGCATCTGCGGCATCGCCGACGCCGTACACCAGCACGTTGGCCCATGCTTCTACGTTCGCTGCGGCCTCTTCCACCCGCAGCGACAGATTGGCCGAGGCGCGAGCCGCAGCAAGCATGGACTGCTCATACGCCTCATAGGAGGCGACACCCTTCCTCCTGGCCAGCTCCTCCTTGCTGCCTGCCGCCTCCACGGCCCTCTGCAGCTCCTGCCTCATGTCGCGCTCGTTCATCATCTGCCGGCGCGACAGCTCTCGCGCACGCCCGACCTTGCCGAGCATGGCCACCTCGGCGTCCATGGTCGCCAGCAGCGATTCCGGACTGGCCAGGGCCTTCTTGATCTCAGCGCTGGACTGCTCCAACGCCTTCTGCGACTCCAGCACGAGCGTGTTGTACGCGGCACGCTCGATGCGCCCTTCCTTGAGCGCTTCCTTCAGCTTGTCCTCGAGCTGCTTCTGGCGCTCGGTGGCCTCAGCCAGCGGGCCAGCCATGGTCGCGGCAGCCATCGCCGCCTGCTCGCCGTAGCGCTTGATTGCCTCCGCGTCGGCTTTGCGGTCCTTCGCTCCCGCACGCTCTGCGGCCGACGAAGCCTTGCGCGATTCGGTGAAGTTCTTCTGCGCCGCGGCCAGCTCGGTCTGCAGCCGGATGTACTGGGCGCCTTGTTCAAGGTACTGCTTGACCTTCGGGTCGTCGCGCTTGGAGAAGTCGACGCCGCTGGCTTGGGCCTCCTTGAACCAGTCGCCCACGTCCAGCTTTGCCACCTCTGCCGCGCTCTTGCCAACGCGCGCCAGCTGGCCAGGCAGCGACTGCATCGCCGACGCGATCCGCTTCCCAGCAGCGCCGGCCGAGTCCCCCAGTGCATTGAAGGAGCCCGACAGCGCGTCGGTGGCACCCTTCGCTTGAGTGCTGCTGCCAGTGAACGCATCCAAGATCGCCCGCTTGCGATCGACCTCCCTACCGGCAGTCGCAGCGGCGGCGGTCTCTTCCGTGAGGCTCTTGGCCACCGTAGCGGCAGCGGGCGAGCCAGCAATCATCGCCCGCCATGCTGCCTCCAATCCGCTGGAGAATTCATCGGCGCCAATCTTTCCAGCCTTGAAGGCAGCATCGAGCCGTTGGGTTTCTTGAATGAACTCGGATGCCTGGCTCGCTGTAGCGAAGTTCGTCGCCGCCGCCACCATCTCAGTGATCGAACCTGTGATGGTCCGATAGTTCTCATCGATCTCCTTCTGCAGGCGCAGAATTTCACCGGCCTGCATCTGGGCGTTGAGGGTCTTGAACTTCTCGATGGCGGTGTCAGCTGCACCACCGAAATCGATCAGCGCGGCCGATGCTATCGCGGTGTTGTCGCGGAAGATCAGCCACCCGGCTGCGGCGGTGGCCAGCATCGTGACGATACCGGCCGGGCCTCCAAGCATCGCGAGCGTCGAAGCTCCAGCGCGCGCCACCCATCCGGCATTTGCGGCAGCGGCCTGTCCTTGTGCTTGAGCAAGCAGGAGGACGGCCTGCCGATGCTCCAGGGTCGCGGCAGCTGCCTTGGAACTGACAGACACGCTTCCGCCGATCGCAGCGGCGCGCCGCACCTCCGCCTGAGCATCAAGCATTGCTGCGCGGGTCCGTAGCTCAAGCTGCTGCGCCGCGGCGACGTTCTGCGCGGCTGCGGCCCGATCTGCTGCCATTCCAGCGTTAGCTGCAGCTACCCTCGCCAGTAGGGCCTTCAGTAGTGGGCCAGATGCCACGGCAGCGCCAGCAACCGCTACCATTTCCAAGTTGCTGGCAAGCGCCCCAATGCCCGCAGAAAGCGCTTGGGAAGCCCCCGTTGCCTCATCTGCCCTGCCGATCATCTCAGTCAGGTTGGTATTTAGGTTGGTGATCGACTGCGAGACACGGACTTGCATCTTCCCGAACGAGTCATCAACGCCGTCAGACATTTTCAGCAGAGCGTTGACGATCTGATCGGCTGCGACACCGCCATCCACCACGAACTTGCGGAGACTGCCGCGGGCGATGCCCATTCCGTCTTCAATGGTCTGCACCAGCTTGGATGCGCCATCGACCATCGAGTTGAACTCTTCGGCGCGCAACGTACCTGCCGCCAGGGCCTGGCCAAACTGAGTAAGCGCGCCCTCCGACGCAGCTGCGCTACTACCCGACATGGCAATCGTCTTGTTCACCGTCTCCACGATCCGCGCTGTCTGTGCGCCCGTTACGCCGAGTCGATCCTGAACCATTGCCAGGTTCTGATAGAGACTCGCGGTGGCGTCCAACGGCTGATATGTCGCTTTGGCGATCCGGACCACATCCTGCTGGGCCGCAACAAACTCGGCCTGCGAGGCGGTGACCAGGCGAATGCGGTTGCTCATCCCGGTCCATTCGTCAGCCCGGCCGATTGTCGCCTTGACTGCCGCCAGAGCCGAGCCCATCCCGACCGCCTCAAGCGTCACGCGACGGAACCCTGCCGCCACGTCATCGGCACCACGTCGCGCTGCCTCAGACATCGCCGACTGAATGCTCGACATGTCCCGTTGCACTACTCGGGCCGCTTTGCCGCTGTCCCGCTCGAACGATCCGGACTTCAACAGAAGGTCGACAGTGAGGGTGTACAGGCTCATGGTTTCATCCATAAAAAAGGCCCGCACTGGGCGGGCCTTGGGCTACAGGTTTTCCGGGCTTTGCGCCCGATCTCTACTCAACTTCGACTTTCTTCCCAATTCGCTCAAGCCAGCAGAGGGCGGTCCCCAGTCGGTAAACGGCCCATGACATGGCCAGCGCCCACCCGGTGCTCAGCACCACCGCGAACACGTTGAGCAGGTTCCAGTCGTGGGAAACCCCGCCCCACGACGTAACGCGGGGCACACGTCCAAAGGCGAACACGCCAACCACTCCCGCAACCAGCGACAGCAGCACCATCAATCGGCCCACGTCCTCCAGCCCAGATCCAGCCTTGGCTGGCAGCTTTTCTGGCCGGGGATCCCCCTCCGGTACATCGACTTTGCTCGTGTGTTCAATCATTGCCGCTCCCTGCTCGTTGAGATCGGGATTGTGCCAGCGGGCAACCTGCACAACAAAATCAGGCCGGGATTTCCTCAAACTCCATGTATCCCGAGAAGTACTGCCGGCTGATGTTCTCGGCACTGGGCAGCTGGGTCGGGAAGCCATAGAGGGCGGACCGCGCCGCCAGTGCCGGATCAAACGACTTCGTAACCATATCCCGGTACTGGGGTACGACACAGGAGCGCCGCCGGCCCGAGAGTGCGGCCCCGATCGTCTCCCAATCCATGCCGCCGAGGCCGTTGCCGCGCACAACCGGCGTGGAGCGGCCCGACAGCGTGCAGGTCAGGCGGCGGTACAGCGCCCCGGGAACCGTATTGACCTGGCCGCCCTTGGTCCGGGCATGAACGCTGGCGTCGATAGTGGCCACGGCCCAGCCGTCCTTGATACCAACGTCCACCGCCCGGAAGATCGCAATCTCGCCCACGTCCACGTTGGTGGCGGTGGTGCCGATCTCCACGGACACCACCGAGACCAAGGCGCTGGGCTGCGGGAACAGCCAGGCGCAGACGCTGCCGTCGGGCAGACGCACAGTGGTCCCGGTCGCGCCGGCAGCGCTGACCTGCACGCCCGGCGGAATGTTGAGGCCGAGAATCGCGATGATCCCCGGGACGACAGCATCGGCCAGGGTGATCGTGATCGCCAGCGAGCTTGTGCGCCGGATCCGAGAGGCCCTGCCAGGCTTGCCATCGAAGAGCGCCGAGCCCTGGTCCGCACTGAGCCACGTGCCGCCGGTGAGAGTCACCGTAGTTACCGCCGGCATGCCATATCCAATCAACACGTCATCATCCCCACACCGTCAGCACCACGTCCCCCGTGGCCGGGTTGCGCTCTACCCGGCGCACCAGCACCGGCTTGCCGTCTTCAAGGCCGTATCGACCGTAGGTAAGCCGACCGATCTGCCCGGGCAGCGGCGCCAGATCCTGATCACCACGGACCGCGAGCTGGTAGAAGTGGCGCTGCACCTGGTACATGGCCAGGACGCGCTCAATCTCCCGCTGCGCGTCGGCCGCGTGCCAGAACAGCGAGATGACCGGGTCCGCAGCCTCTGCCCGCTGGTAGTGGGCGTGCAGCGGACCAGCACCATACACCTGCCCCCGGTAGAGGCCGGTCAGTTCATCGCGTCGGGACTGGGGCACATCGACAACGTCGGTGACCAGGTCCGATGCGCCCAGCGCCTGGCCGTTGGGCCGGTAGGCCATGCGTCGGGTCAGGTTTGGCGCATCGTCGGGCACCATGACCAGATCAGCCGCCAGATCATCCTCCGACAGGTCGAAGGCGAACGCACCGGCATGTGCCTCGGGCGCGGTCACGCGGACGAAGCGCAGCACGCCGGCCGGATCCTGGTAACAGCCGGCGCCGTAGCTGGGCAGGAGGGAATTCAGCGCCGCCCGGCCGGTGATGGCTGTTCCTGCGTAGTAGCCGACACCCATGTAACCCGTGGCCTGGTCAATCACCGCGCAGTCGCTGGCCGACCACGCCGCTCGGCCCAATCGGGCCATCACATCACCCACCGCCTGCTCCAGCCGCGCCGGCATCATGCCCGCGCCGATGCTGGAGGCGTCAACCACCACCGGCGTCACCGGTGGCGACTTCAGCAGCAGCTGTTGCCCGTCCGGCGCCTCGTTGTAGGTGTTGATCTCCATCAGGTCGCCGCGGTCCATCACCGCATTGACGTAGACCCGGCTGTCAGCGACGAACATCGATGTTGCGTCCGAATTGGCGCCCATGGCCGGGATGCTGGCCACTGCGCCAATAACCACCGGCTGGGGCTTCCACGCCAGTGACGCGACATTCGGCAGGAACACGCCCCGGTTGATCGTCTCGTCCAGGTAGTCGTGCGCATCGCGCAGGTGCAGCGTCTTGGTGCCATCATCATTGATCTCGATCTGTTCGATCGCGCAACGGAAAGCTGGGACCGCGTCGGCCCGCATGCCGCTCTCGGGTGCCAGCAGGATCTGCACCGAACTGCCAGAGGCACCGGTGCCAGCCAACCCGTCCAGCAAACCTTCCGCGTCGACCACGACGCACTCGGCGGCCGCTGCCTGCGACACCGGATCACCGCCCCACGGCCAGAACGCCAACTCCTGGATCAGGTTGACGCCTTCGGCCACGAGACCCTCGTAGCGAGCGTTCGCCGGGCTGTCGCCGGGGGCTGACAGCCAGTCCACGTCCGCCAGCCGGGTCGTGTTGACGGATGCAGAGGGCAACCGCCAGCCTGCAGCTGCTGCCTCGCTTCGCGGCCCCCACTGGCCGGCGTTGACAGCCAGGCAGAGCCCGCCAGCCTTCGAAGCTCCCAGCGAAGCGGCGAAGAACAGTGGCCCGGACAGCTGCAGCTCGCGCACCAGGATCTGCGCGCCGTTGAGGTAAAGCCGGATCTGGCGCGGTGCCCCGAAGACCACCTGGAGCCCGACAATGTCGCCATGGGTAGCCACCGGCAGGCCAGTGGCGATCGCACCGCCCGCCTGTAGCAGGCGCCCGGCGGCGAGGTCCCAGCCGATGCTGGCGAGGTCCGCACCCAGCGCCTTGTTCAGCGCTGCCGGGCCAGTGGCGAAGCCTACGAGTGCTGCAACGGCGTCATCACCCCACACGGCAAACTCCACGCCCACCGTCCCGGCATCAAGGCTGAAGTCGGAACGCGCGTGACTGGCCAGCGTGGTGGCGCCAGTGGTGGCCAAGGTAAGCCCGCCATCTCGCGCAGCGAGTACCGGGCCAATGGGCGTGGCGGCGAACCGCCCGAAAGTGTCGGTCATGGTCATCCCAGTCCGTCGAACCAGTCCTGCGCCTCGTCCTCATCGGAGCGGGGCAAGAGGGCGTCGAGGAAGTGCTGAAAGGAGCGCTTGGTCCCACCCTGGCTGTGCAAGGCGGTGATGTACGCGGCGAAGGCGGCGGGCTTGATGTGCAGGCTCACGGGGTCGATGGGGTTCCGCTTGTGGAACTCCCACCATTCCAGGAACTCGCGACGCGACATGGTGGCCCGCAAGTCCAACACCGTCCGGTGCAGGTGACCGGCGAGGACCTTCCAGAACCAGTCCTCGCCGCGCTGCCTTAGCCGTTTCCCGCGTCGGCCTGCGCCTGGGCGGCGTCGTCGCCGAACCCGGAGTGCTTCATTGCCACGCGCTGCAGCTCCGCGGCCACCAGCGGCTTGAGCTGGGCGGCCTGCGTCACGTTCATGACCGGCTTGCCGTCCTCGTCGCAGATGGTGGCCGCGATCAGCTTTGCACGGTCGCCCTCACCCCACAGCTTGCGGAACTCCGCATCCGGCAGCTCGCGCACGTGGAACTGTGCCTTGGCGCCGTTCGGCAGGGTGATTGTGTCAGCGTGCACGTCCTTGGACGCGAACATGCCCAGGTCAGTGAACGACTGCAGGATGCTCACGGGCTGCTGCGGCTGGGTTTCGGTGGTTTCGTTGGTCTTGCTCATTGGCCGTTTCCTTCAGTGGCGACAGGGCGCGCGGGCCGCGCACGGCTAACACGCGGAGGATCCGCGCGCCCTGTCAGAGAGATGGCCCGCCGGAGCGGGCCGGGGTGTGCGCCGTTGCCGCAGCCTTACGGCGTCGGGCGGTGCGTGGTGACGGCGCCGGAGCCGCGGATGGTCATCGTTGCCTTCCACACATCGTTGTCGGCCACCGTCACCGCGAAGTTCTGCACGAAGCCATTGAACTGCTTCGACACAACCGTCGTCGGCGGGGTGATGACACCATCGACCGCCACCGGCTTGGCCGCACCCGCCGTTTCGCTGGCCGGCGCGGTGACCAGGAAGTTGACGACCGCGCCAGTGCGGTGCAGTTCCTCCAGCGCCTCGGAATCGACGGAGTCATAGATCACCTCGATGCTCGTGCTGCCGGTCGCCTTGCGGCCAGCGACGAACTGATCCCAGTCGTCATCGAAGTCCGAGATGTCGATTTCCGACGCCTGGCCATCAGGGAAGCCGACCGAACGGACACGGGTCACCTTGATGACCTCTGCCGCGCCGATGGCGATGAACAGCTGAGTGTGCTTCGACTTGAGTACCTGTCCCATAGGGGTTTCCTTGCGTTGTGCCCGTCGCCGGGCATGAAAAAGGCCCCTCGCGGGGCCGGTGGGTTGCCGTTCTGTGGATCAGCGAAGCTGCAGGAGCCTGGCGTCGAACGAGATGCCAAAGGCTGCCGTGCCGTCGCTGTCAGGCGTCGGGTTGTAGGACTCGATGCTGCCCACACGCTCGACCACATCGCGAATGGCGACGGCAACCCCATTCGCTTGAGTCATGGTCTTGCCCCATACGGTCATGCGGCACCGCCAGCCGTCGGCCGGCGGTGCCTCAGACAGCATCGCCGTGGGCGAACCGCCGACAACCTCCCACGTCGCGTAGGGCAGCGCCGCGTCCTGCGGTGCAACGCCTGGCCACAGCCTGATGGGATCGCCGAGCACCTGGCGGACGGCCGCTGCGTCCTGCAGCAGTGATTGGATCAGGGGAACCATCATTTCCAGCCATCCTTCTTCAGCTGCTTGTCGAGTGCCACCCAGGTCTCATCGATGACCACCTGAGCCGCCTCCGGTCCTTTTGCCTCCGCAGCGGGGGTAAGGAATGGCTCGGCCCTCATTTTCTTGGTGCCGAATTCCTTGAACCGCCAGTAGTAGGCCCAGCCACGATCAACATAGGATTTTCCGGACCTCCCACGCTGTTGATTGCGCTTGGTATTGGCGTACTTGCGCCGGCGGCCAGACTTCACCCCTACGGTGAAGTACTCACCGCCCTGGCCCACACCTGCGCACTGTCTGCTCTTAGCGTTGGCCCGGAGGGTAACGATCTGCGAGGCCATGAACCCTGATGCTTTCGGCGCCCGGCGCCTGGCGTCGTCCCGGATGACGTTGCCACCCTTGCGCATGCCGGCCTGCACCGCCCTTCCCTGGATCGCCTTGGGTGCCTCCCGCAGTGAGCGCAGGAGACCGTCCAAGCCATCGATCTTCACCTGCTCAGTCATCGGACACCCCCGCGTCAACCATCAAGGTGATATGGCCACGCGCCGACGGGTCTGGCAGCACCGCGCGAACTGCGTACACCTGCCCATCGAACAGAACGCGCATCGTGGACAGCACCCCGGGCAAGTACGGGATCTCTATCCGCGCGGTAACCTCACCGTGCTCAGCCGTGGCGGCAGTGAACTCTCGGCCCGACAGCGGCACCACCTCTGCCGGCACGTCAGCCCGCCATCTGCGCCACTGCTTTGCATCCCCGCCGAGCGGATCACGCACCGGGCCGTAGTCCTGCAGCTCGATGCGATGCCGGTACTTGCCCGCCCGCCTCATGGCAGCACCCGCCGGTAGGGGAACATCAAGCGGTCCAGTGTCGGGTTCTCCGCCAGCTGCGTGCCGGCCACCACTGCCTCGCGGTTGGCGTACAGGTCACCCAGCAACAGCAGCACGGCCGCGCGCAGCGGCCCCGGAAGCGGGCCAGGCGTGGTCGTGAACTTGACGGGGTAGGCGCCGGCTTCGCTATCCAGAGTGGCCGGCTCGATCGGCAGCGGCGTGCGCCCCTCACCGACCGGAGTCCATTCGTAGGATGCCGCCGCCAGCGCATAGCCGGTGGTGCGTTCCACCGACTCCCTTGCCGCCGTGATGAATGCACTAATCAGCACATCGTCGGCGTCGTGGATCACGACCAGATGCGCCTTCGCTTCGCTCAGCGACACAGGCTCATCGGTCGCTGGGGTCAACGTGCGCAGCATGAGTCAGGCCTCCGGCGCCACCGAGGCGATCGCGTTGGGATGGGGGTCGATCAGCCCGCCAAGGCGCAGTGCCTCAGCGTGTGCCGCCTCGACCTGTATCACCTGGCCGACCTTGCCCAGGTGGTTGTCACTCAGCACCAGCGCCGGCACGGTCTCACCGGGGGATGGCTCCGGCTCCCCACTGTTCCGGTCCGTTTCAACGCTGGCGGCCGGCGCATTGACCGCATCGCTGTCGTCGCCTTCGTCGGCCTGAGCATCGGCAACAGCGGCCGGTGCATCCGATTGCTCGCCGACCTGGCCGGGCTCTTCGCCCGTGTCCTTGACGGATTCAGCTGCTGCAGCGGGGGAATCCGATGCATCGAGCGCGGCATCGGGCGCCGGCTCAACCGGCGCTGGGGTGTTCTTCTGCTTTGCCATGATCGTCTCCAAGGGACGCCCCCGATGGGGCGTCCCTCCGTTCGTGGGCCGAGGCGATTAAGCCGCGGCGCCGTGCTTGAAGGTCTTCAACGCGCCGCCCACATCGACCAGGTTGCCGCCAGAGCGCATCCAAGCCATGAAGCCCACCTGGCCCTTCTTGACGTACGCCGAGTCGTTGAAGCGGAACAGCGCCACCGCCATCACGTCGCGGACCTTGTAGTAGCTGAAGTCGCCGAACGCGATCGACGTGGCACCCGCAGCCGGCGCCGGTGCGTGCTGGTTGATCTGGATGTCGCGGTTCAGCAGACGATCCGGCGCACCGCCCGGGTTGCCCTGCTCGTAGCCGGGCACGAAGATCGGACGGCCCTGGTCGTCCTTCACCTTGCGCACGAGCTTCAGCATGTCGTCGTGGAACATCCACTTGGCCAGCTGGCGGTACGCCGGATCGACGCTGTGTTCCAGGTCCACCAGGTCGTCGTAGGTGATGATCGGCAGCGCCGAGACGGCGCCGATCTTGCCTACAGTCGCTGCAGTGAAGGCACCCATGGGCTGACCCACGCCGCTGCCGACTGTGTAGTGGCGGTTGGTGACACGACCCAGTCGAGTCTGCAGGCGCTTCTCGATGAACCCAGCGATATCGGCGGTGCTGTCCTGCAGCAGCTCCCACGGCACGGTGACCACCTTGGAGCTGTACTTGTAGACCTGCAGGCCCTTGGTGCCGAAGGCCACATCCTGGTCGGTCGCCGACTGATTCTCGGTAACCAGCTCGCCCTCTTCGGAGGTGCCATCGCTGGTCGGGTACTGCATCGGCTCGCCGCCGGCGGTGCTGAACACATCGGCCACCTGGCGCATGCCGCCGAATTCCTTCAGGGCGTCCAGGATCTGCTTGGCCAGGGTGGTCGGAACGGTGTAGCCACCCTGCTCCGGATTGACGGTCGGATTGCCCGACATGGCTGCGTTGACCTGCTTCCAGTCCTCGGCACTCAGGGCACTGTCGCCGCCACGCGCCCAGCGGTCGAACAGGCGCTCTTCGTTGGACAGCTCCCGGCCGCCGCGGTTGCCGGCGTCGTGCTCGCGCACGCCCTGCTCGCGCAGCGCTTCGTCGGCCGTCAGGTCCATGACCTTCTGATGACGCTCGATCGCCGCGTCGATGCGCTCGATCTCGGCGATGTTGTTGTCGTACTTAGCCTGGTTCTCCGGCGTCCACTTGTTGCCGTCACCGGTGCTGGTATCCAGCAGATTGCGGGTTTCCTTTGCCAGCGCGGTGCGGCGCTCCCGCTCGGCCTGAATGTTGAAGGGCATTGGCTATTTCCTCGTGTCGAAAAAAAACCGCCTTTCGGCGGTCGGGATGAACTGCGGGCGGGAGTCGCTTACGCAGCGGGGCGTTCCAGCAGCGCCAGACGGCGCGACAGGTTGGCTTTGTGGGCCGCGGCGGCTGCGCCGTCGTCGGGTTCGGGCTTGCGGTTGGCCAGGGCGGCAGGTGCGTTGTCGTAGGCAGACAGGTCCCAGGTGTTGGACGCCTTCTTCTTGCCCACGATCTCCACCACCTCATCTGCGAACCCGTGTTCCTTGGCCTCGTCAGCCGTGAACCAGGTCTCCTCGTCCATCCATTGGACGATCTGAGCCTGATCCTTGCCGGTGCGGCGGGTGTAGTCGCCAGCCAGGCCGGCATCGATCTTGGCCAGCAGCTCGCCAGTCTTGGTCATGTCTGCCTTGTTGCCGACTGTGATGGTCCACGCGTTGTGGATCATGAACCCGGCGCCTTGGCTGATCTCGACCCTGTCGCATGCCATGCAAACTCCCGTCATAGCCGAGGCGGCCAAGCCATCGATGTGGGCGATGACCGTTGCCTTGTGCTGGGCGATGGCGGTCATCATGGATCGGGCCGCAAAAACGTCACCGCCGGGCGAGTCGATGCGCAAATGGATCACGTCCGCGTCGATCCCGGCCATGGCCTGGGCAAACATCGTCTCGTCAATATCGCCCCACCACCCGCCGATGACGCCGTGCAGGTAGATCGTGGCCTCCTTGCCTTCGGTCTCCGCCCGGATGGGTTTGGACTGGCCGGCGTTGTTCTTGGCCAGCTGCAGCAGCTTAGGAATTGGCATCTTCAGGGTTCCTTTCGGGGTCATCGCCGTCCGGCTTGGCCGGTGGCGCAGGGTCTTTCGGTTGGTAAAGTTCGTCGCCGCCCTCGATGGGGGGCAGGTTCTTGAGGCGGCGGACTTCGTTCACGACCATCCAGCCCTTCGCGCCAGGACCACCGAGCGCCTTGCTGAAATACTCGGCCTGCGTCTTGGAATCACCGGCCATGAACATGTCCACGTTGTGCTCAACGAAGTAGCGCGGCGTGCGGAACAGCTTGCGGTTCAACTCGTCCTTGATCCGCTTCAGGTGCGGGCCCAGCGTGTACTTCACGAAGCCGATGCCCATGGCTTCGATACCACTGCCCCAACTGGTGGATTTGCTCGTCTCGCCGATCATGTGTGGCGGGACGCCGAAGGCGCGGGCCACGTCGATGACCTGCCACTGACGGGACTCCAGCAGCTGCTGGTCGACCGCTGACATGGTCAGTTCGTGAACCTCCAGCCCCTCGGTCAGAACCAGCGGGATGCGACGGTTGCCCTGCACCCCGCCGTACTTCTTGACCCAGGCGTCTCGGAAATCGTCCTGCTGCGCGGTGGTCATCTTGTTCGGCGTACGGATGGCCACTTCGGGCTTGCCGCCCTCGCTGAAGAACTTGCCGGCATGCTCGTCACCTTGGATAGCGATGCCGATGCCGTTCCGCGCGCCCCACTGGATCACCGACATGCCGTGCACGCCGTTGAAACCGAAGCCGGGGAAATGGAGCACGTCGTCCTGGTCAACGGTGAAGTACCCGTCCACGTCGTGGAATGTGTACTGCAGGCGCGTCGGTTCCCGTGGGCTGGTCTTCTCCTGCTTGAGGATCATGACCCTGTCGCGGGGCCAGGGAATCAGCCCGGTCGCCACGCCGGCGCGGTTGCGCGTCATGTACACCACGCCATCACCGCGCAGCAGCATCTGGCCGACGATGAACTCCCAGCCGGTGGCGCTCGACCAACCGGAGGAAAACTGCTCGTTCAGCAGCCACCAGTAATCGTGCTCGGCCCGCGTACGGTGGCCATCCACCCGCTCGAAGACGGGTAGCGGCAGCTGGGAGATCGCACCAGCAAGCAGCGAGACGGCAGCGAACACCGCCGAGACCCGCATTGCCGATTCCGGGCTGACGACAGCGCCGGAGGCCGTCGTCGGATTCCCGAACACCTCGAACATGCCCATGCCGGAGGACTGGATCACCTCGCCGTCGACCAGGTTGCTGATCGTCGGCTCGATACGGTCGCGGGCATCGACCCGCCGGTTCTTCTCGAATAGTCCGAACATCAGTCGATCACCACGAAGCCTTGTTGGGTTGTGCCAGTGTCCCGCGCCTGCATGGCGCGGCCCATGGCCATGATTAGCGCCACCGCGCCGTCGATCTTGTTTTCCATCTTTTCCTTGCGCGGATAGACGTGCTCCTTCGCGTCCACCCTCGCCACGACATTGCCCATCATCCAGGTCATCGCCCCGTTGCCGTCGTGCCACAGTCGGCGCGACAGGATCAGCGCCTCCACTTCCTTCATCGGCTCAGACAGGTTGCGCACGGACTGCGCCATCTCGACAACCGGCAGGCTCTCCTGCTCCAGACGGGTCATCAGATACGCCGCCTGGGCCGGATCGAACGCAATGTCCTGCACATCGATGCCTTGTGCCGCAAGCTCCTTCAGTTCTTCTTCGATGAAAGCGTAGTCGGTCATATTTCCCGGCGTGGCCACGATCAGGTCATCCAGCAGGAACTGCTGGTACTTCTCGTTTTCCTCCACCGCAGACTCGGGGACGTAGAAGCGCGGGATGGCGTAGAAGCTGTCGCCCTTCTCGAACAGCAGAACGACCGCAGCCACGTCCAGCTTGGAGGCCAGATCGACACCTACCCAGCACGGGCAGCCAGCGAAATCGGATATCTCAAACCGGCGCTTCTGCCGCTGCCAGGCGAGCATGTTCATCCATGCCAGCTTGGCCCCCACCCAGTCGTTGAGGTGCTTGGTGCGGTAGGCACTTTGCTTGCTGGCCGAGCGCTTTGCCTTGGCCAGCATGTCCACCAGGAACTGCTCGAACACGGACACCCCGAAATTCGGGTTGGCCTTGCGCAGCACCTCCGGATCATCCCAGCGGTCCCCCTCATCGAGGCAGTAGATCGCCGCGAACACCGTTTCGTCGATCACCTCGCCCCGAAGGATCCGGACGGCGTCACTGCGCATCTCGAAGCAGGGGCCGGACAGGTTGGTCCCCGCGGTGGTGATGATCGACAGCAGGGGCTGCTCGCGCGCGCCCATGCCGGTTTCCATCGCATCGACCATGTGGTCGTCGTCGTGCTCGTGGTACTCATCCACAAGCGCCGCGTGCGGGCTGGAGCCGTCGCCCGGCTTGCCAATCATCGTCTCGAACTTCGACATGTCCTCCATGACGAAGAGCGGGCCTGGGTTCTTCGGGTTGCCGGCCTGCTCGATGCCGAACCGCGAGCGCAGCGCCGGCAGCTTCTGCACCATCTGCCAGGCCGGGCGGAACACCTCGTATGCCTGTTTCTCGCTGGTAGCACCTGAGTACACCTCGGCACCGGCCTCACCGTCGGCACAGAACAGGTACAGGCCGCGCGCGGCCAGTCGGAGCGACTTGCCGTTCTTGCGGGCTATCTCCTCGTAGGACCGGCGGAACCGCCGGTGCCCGGTCTTCTTGTGGACCCAGCCGAACAGGTTGCACTCGATGAACCGCTGCCAGGGCTCCAGCACCAGCAGCTTCTTCTGCGAAGCCCACTTGCCTTTGGTGTGCGGCATCTTCTCCATGAAGCGCACCGCACGATCGGCCTTGTCGGCGTCGTACTTGTAGGGCCAGTCGGCCCCCTTGCGCTTCAGGTCATCGAGGAACCGTTGGCACGCCAACCGGATGTATTCGCCGGCGATGATCTTCCCAGCCGTCACGCCCTTGGCGTAGGCCTTGGCTGATTCGGTGGGCGTCATGGATCAGAACTCGTCGAATGGGTTGCCCTCCGGGGTCTTTTCGGTCCCCAGCTTCTGGCGGTCGGCCGGGGTTAGCCCCAGACGCGCCAGGCAGCCGATCAGGTGGGAGTACTTGGCCGCGACGAACTCGCCACGGTTGGTACGGAACTCGGAAAGCAGCGAGGACGCCACTTCCATGATGAAACGGTCGGCGCTGGTCAGGACGCCCGGCAAGGCGCACTTCTCCAGCTCCTTCCAGACCACGGCAACCTCGGCCGGCAGATGGTCGGGCACCTTGCCCAACGCCTTCCCCGCCTTCGGCACCTCGGTCTTGTAGCGCTGTGGATTGCGCTTATCCGCCCCCTTGAGCTTGGCCAGCTCGGCGGGCTGCTTGTGCCTGGCCATGGCCGATCAGCTCCAAATCCGAAATTCAAATTCTGTGGACGCGCGACGAAAGGGGGGCGCGCGTATCGGACGAGGAAGGCCCTCAACTTTGACCCTCCCCCCTCCCTTTCCGTTCAGCTTTCGGTGGATAACTCGCCGCTCGTTCAGCTCCGCCTTGCTGGCGCGCGTCCCTGCCGAATCCGCCGTTCTCCCGCGCCGTCTTGGCGCTATGGCACGGTCGGCACAGCGGCTGCAGGTTGCTATCGGCGTTGTTGCCGTCGTCCCCGTCGATGTGGTCGACCTCAGTGGCCGGTCGCACCCTGCCCTGCCCGGCGCAGCATCTGCACAGGGGCTCACGAGCCAGCACCACCGCACGGAGCCGGCGCCACAGCGAGCAGTTGGTGGGCAGGGCGCGGCGAGCCTGCCTCTTTCGGACCTGGGCGGTGGTCTCCTTGTAGGGGCGCCAGCCGGCCGCGCGGTGCTGGGGTGGCCGGGTTGGCATCAGTAAGGCTTCCCGTCCAGGTCGACTCGCTCCGGCTCGGAACCTTCGTCATGCACCGGCGTGCCCGCCTCCTCGCCCAGCAGCTGCGCCACGGCCTGCACCAGCAGGCCAACGTGCATTGCCAGCTCGGCGATCTGCTTGCCCTGCTGCTCGATGATCCCGACCAACCGATCGATTCGAGCGTCGGTGCTGCCCACAAGTGGTATGGCTAAGGCCGGATGCCCAGTGTTCCGGGCGACTTGTTCAGCACTAAGCGCCGTGTCCCGCGCACTAACCTGTGTGGTGTCCATCAGTAACCCTCGTTGTTTGCACAACCAGGCCGCGGCGTATCCACCGGTCAACCCGCTCCCAGTCCGGCTCCATTCCCGTAGCCCGCGCGAACCACATAACTGCGGCGAGGTAGCAGCGAAGCCACCACCGCATGCGCACCCTTGCGTGCACTGTCGAAACCATCAGAACTCCTCTACTGCCCAGCCGCCGCCGTCGCGCTTGCGCCTGACCTTCACAGCAAGGAAGCGGAACGGGTACATGGCGGCGGCAATCTTGATCTTGGCCCTGGCATCGTCCTGCCAGTGGCCCTTCACTTCGTGGCAGGCCATGACACCGTCGGCCTCCAGAACGGCAAAGTCCGGCGTGTAGAAGGTGTTGTCCGCCAGGCGCAGCTTCAGCCCTTCGAACCGGTGCCACTGGATCTCACCAGCTGACTGCAGCGCGCGCAGCCGCTCGGCATACGCAGCCTCGGTCTTGTTCATCTCGCCCGTCTTCAGCCGGCCCAGCGCCAGCAAGCGGCGCGCTGCTCCGGTCTTAGCCGCCATCACTGCGCCCCGAGCTGCTGTTCGATATCGGCAACGCTCTCGCGCACCTCTATCCACTTACCGTCCACGGCCATCTGCACGTTCGCCGCCACACCGTGCCAGCGCTGACTCGGGCCGGCCTGTTGGATCATGGCGATCTGGCCCGGGCTCAGCAGCAGCGCGCGACCATGAATGTCTGTCAGCTTGATCACTGTCCCTCCTCCGGCACAGGCTTGCCCTGCACCTGGTCAATGGCGTCGAACTGCGCCTCGTACTGCAGCAGGCAACGCTTCCGGCCGTTGCTCACATCGAATACGGCAGACGGCGCCGCCTCCTTCACCCACTTGCAGCGCTTGCGCAGCTGGGCGTCGATCGGCACGTAGGTGGCCACGGGAACCTTGATGACGGCAGCCGGCAGCGGGTTCGGTTTGGTAGGTGCGGCCTGGCATGCGGCCAGCAGCGCAGCGGTAGCAACCACGATGACGCGCATGTCAGTACCCCTTCAGTGCTGGGCAGGCGGAATCGAGCAGCTCCAGTGCTGCCTTGCAGGTGTCGGGCCGCTGTTCGTAGCGACCGCGCCAGGTGGAGGCCTCCTTCTCGGATGCTTCGATCTTTCCAGCCAGGTCCTGGAGTGCTGCCGCGCTCTCTGCCTTGAGGGCTTCCAGCTTCTCGGCCTCCACCCTCAACGCGGCGGCGACCTCGGCCAGACGCTGATCGCGGGTGTCTACGTCCGCCTGCAGTCGGGCAGCGTCGGCCTGCCAGTCGGCCCGGACCTTGATCACCTGGGCGCTCAGGTCGCGGATCTTCTGCTCCTTCTCCCAGGCGGTCAGCCCGGACACCATGCAGCCGAATGCCAGCACGGCGCACACCAGCTTGACCTTGCTGCCGGGCTTGCTCAGCCACTGCAGCGCGTCGGCAGCGGCGCCTACGATCAGCGTCCACAGCGCGCGAAAGAAGCGAATCAGTACGCTCATGGCTTATCGCCTCCGATGGCGCCGGTGGCCCGCTCCACCATGCGCACGTAGCCGGGCAACAGCCGGCGGATCAGGACGCCGGACAGGCCGGCCAGGGGCAGCTGCGGGGCGCCCGCCAGCGCCGGCCAGATGGACGCGGCAACGGCGATCACCCATGCGGCCACGATGGCGTAGGCGACGACCGCCACAGCCAAGGCAGCCCAGCGCGCGGCAGTCTGCAGGAGGCGGTGGCCGCGCCGGCGGCTGGCGTCAGCGGCCACCCGTTCCGCGTCCTTCTCCGGCAGCAACAGGACACCGATCAGCGCTCCCGCCATGGCAACCAGCAGCACGGACTGCGGCACGCCGAGGATCACCCGTTCCGCCTCCCGCAGCGCATCAGCCGTCGCCGGCGCCACAACGGCCGCGGTGAAGGTCCCGACGATGGTTTTTAGAGTGCTCACGGGCTCAGTCACGGCGCCACCGTCCCGCCGGCCCTGCGGTACACGGCCAACAGGTCGGCAAGCTTCTGTTCGTGCTGGCCGTAGCCAGCTCCGGGCAGGCTCGCCCAGATGTTGCTGACAGCCTTGATGGCCTCCGGGATCTTGCCCGCCTGGATCAGCGGCAGCGCGCGGCGCTCCCGGATCTGCTGCAGCGCGATCAGGTCCTGGCTCAGCGGCGAGAAGTCCTTCAGCCCAAGCGTCTTTCTGTAGGCTTCGTAGTACCGACGCAGCAGCTGGTAGCGGCCGGCTGCCGTCGATTGAATCTTCAGCTTCGGCAGGTCAACCAGCACACGCGGGTGGTCGGCGTAGCCGCGGAACAGGCCACCACCGACGATCACGTCATAGCCGCGGTCCTTGGTGGGCTGCTCGCCGTTGTCCGTACCCTCTGACCACGCCAGCATGTCGAGGAAGGCTACGACGTTTGCGCCGCCAGCCTCTTGGCGAGTGATCTCAGCCATTGAGTGTGTCCTTGAGTTCAGTTATCGGCGGGGGCGTGCGCATAATCAGCGGACAAACCAGCCAGGGGGGCATATGAATCAATCGCCGGAAGCCCGTTACACCGAGCAACTTACGCAGCGTCGCCTAGGGGCGCTGGAAAAGGGTTTTGAAAGCCTGCAGAAGCACCAGCGCACCGTCGAGTCGGAGAAGGAGGCCGAGGCGCTCAACAAGGTGATGGACAAGGAACGGTCAGCCAATGAGGCGTACACCAAGCTGATCGTAGCGGCAGGTTACGCCGGCTTTCTAACCTTCTGGGGTAAGTCAGCTCAAGTAATTCCCCAGCCACACCATGCGTGGATCGGCACTCTTTTCCTACTGTCCTTGCTCTGCTACATCGGCTACGAGGTCTACATTTCGGTTCGGAGGGGATTCGCCGTTCAACTTGCGAATCAGCGCCTCAATGAAAATCCCACCCCTGCGGGCATAGCTCAGTTCAAGGCGTCCTTGACGGACTTCAATCGCCGGGCACACAGAACGTGGCTGCTCGTACTTGTGCCAACCGTCGCCCTCGGATTCGGATCCGGCCTATGGCTTATCGGCTGGTACATCTACAGCACTTGGGCGAGCCATTGATCGAACGGCCTCACCCCCGAAAGACAAAGCCCCGGCTTGGCCGGGGCTTGCGATTGGATGGTGGCAAGATTGCCGTCTTTTTCGATGACCTAGGAAGTCATCGCTATGCCGCCTGCGTGAGTGCCTTGCTGAACTGCCTGGCAGCGCGCGCTTCAGCTGCACGGAAGTTGAAGAGCATCCACTCATAGACCGGTCGCCAGAACCGGCTGTAGGCGGACCAGTCGGCACCGATGGCGGCCGCACGCTTCCGGCCGCTGAGCGGATCGAATCCACTCCCCCCGCAGCTGTCGCAGTTCACGATTCCCGCAATCGACGGGTCCATAAGGACCTTCTTGCCTCCACAGCGGGAACACTCGCACGCCCCCGCCATCTCTTCGATCACCGCCCCGGCCAGCACCCCAAGCTGCTCCATGGTGTTGTTCGGCCACGCCGCCGCCCGTGCATCTTCCAGCGCCTGCTCCGCACGCCGCAGCTCACGTCGCTGCACATCGGTCACCGTGCCACCGCCCCAGCCCATGCTGGCCTTGGCGATCCCGAACTCAGTACGTGCATCAGCAAGATCGTGCATCTGGCGGGTGAACTCCGGTGCGACCAAGCCAACGACAGCCTGGCGCAACTGCTCACGCCGACGCTGGCCGCTCTCGGGCCACCACAGTGCCTGCAGCAGCTCATGCCCCAATCCGTGAGGAACGTATGCCAACGCTGCGACGATCTCCTGGGTGGAAGGGCCACCGGCAGACCCGTCAAATCTCATTGTTTTTGGACCAGTCCGGCTGGACAGCAGTTCGCGGGCATTGTTCATTTGCATGCGCCTTCCCCTTGGTGGTTTGCTTCTTCAGCGCGCGATCGCGCCCGCTTCTCGATGCCGTCCATCAGTGCCTCGCTTTGATTTCAGGAATCGGCTCAAACTGCTCGTAGGTGCCCTTGAACCGGCCCAGTTGATCGCTGACCACCTCCATTCCGATCCCATCCATACAAGGGACATCGAGAACGGAAACACGTGCGATCTCGCCGCAGAACGGGAACACGTCCGGATCCTCCTTCACGACGACCAACTGGCCCACGCGAAACACGGCGTTCATGCGCGCTGCTCCCAGCTGGCCGTCAGGCGCTGCACCTGCCCGCCGCGCGCCTGGAACTCCTCCACCGTCTCGGCCGGGCCGCGGAAGGTGGTTCCGGGCTTCACCCGTTTCGGCCGGGAAACCGTGTTGTGGTCCATCCGACGCTCGCGTGGCGCACGCTGGGGGTTGATCCTCGGCGCCATGGCCTTCGTCTTCTTCATGCTGCCGCCCTCAGTTCGTTGATGTAGGTCTGATTTGCAATCAGCTCGTCGTCGGAGCCGTACGTCTCGTGGAAGGTCCGCGAGCCATCCATCAGGCTTGGGCCGTAGATCTGGCGCATCGTCGCGAAGGTGTTCCCCTCCATCGGATACCGCATGTGGTGCCACTTGCAGAGGCCGTAGCCCTCCATGTGGCCGCGCCGCACGTTCCCGCTCTTGGCGTGGTTGTAGTCGCATCCGTAGACCACCAGCTCAGGCTCCAGCAGCTCCTGCATCTGCAGCGCCAGGCAGGCCATGCACGGCCCGGTCTTCGCCAGTTCGATGCGTGCTGCCTCGGCCTTCGTCGGCGGCGGTGCGTTCGACCACATCAGCGCAGCTCCGGGATCGGACCGGCATAGCGAGTGATCGGGATCTGGCGCATGCCATCGCGCCACACCCGGGTGCCACGGGTGGCGTAGATCACCAGCGGCTTGATCCCGTACCCATAGGCCAGATACCAGCCGGCCACCGCCACCGGCTCGGACACCGGGCGCACCTCCAGTTCGACGTGGTCCTGCCTCATGCCGCGGCGTCCTGAGCGGAACCGAGCAGCTCGGCAATCTCGGCCAACCGCTTCCGAGCGCGCTCGTTCGCCTGCGGACTCGCCTCCACTCGGCCAGCCAGCAGCGCCAGCGGATTGAACGCGGGCGTGGCCGGCGGCAGCGACAGGTATTCGGCGACCTGCTCATGCGCCAGGCGTCCAGCATTGACCGCCTGCTGCAGCGCGGCGTCCCGTGCGCCGGAGTCATGGCCCAGCGACGGCTGGTAGACGGCGCAACCGCCTACAGCGCGCGCCTCCTTCACCAACCGGGTATAGACCTCCAGAAATGCAGCCCGGCCTGCGATCTTGTCGCCGGCCTCCACCAGCGGCAGCGCCGCGGTCCATGCGTCCCGGGTCTGCTCGGTCCACACCAGCGTCACCGCCTCGTCAGCGGCGCGGATGGCCACAGCCCATGCTTCATTCGGTGCCGGGTGCCCGTCGTCGATGCGCTCCATGATGGCGGCCAGGCTGAGCTTGCCTTTCACCTCGCGGCGGCAGGCGGTCAGCGCGTTGGCCAGCACCGGCAGCGGATAGGTCGCCAGGTCGGCAACCATGTAGGCCGCAGCGGTCGGGCGGATCTGCTCGCCCATCACCTCGGCCGTGGCCACCAGCATTTCGACCAGCCTGTCCTGATCGGCATCACTGAGCATTGGCGTTCCCCTTCATGCGGCGCAGCAGCGCCTTGGCATCGTCGGCCGCATTGGCATTGGCCTGCGTCTGGTCCTGCTGGTTGGCGCTGGTCGCGGTCACCTGCCGGCCGGTCGCCCACTGCGTGCGGTACGCCTCGCACTTCGCCAGCAGCGAGCCCAGGTCGTGCATGTTCTGCACCACGTAGCGCTCGTTGACTGCCAGGAACCACGCTGCGACCAGCGGTGCCTCGCTATGGCCCAGCCGCTGAACGATCTGCCGGACGTTGGCGTTGACCTTCGCGTTGCGGACCGGCGCCACGCCATGCCGCTCGCGGTAAGCGCCGGCGTAGGCCGTCCAGGTTGCGCGGCACGCTGACTGCAACTCGGTTTCCGAATCGACCACCGGCGGCGCGGCCGGCAGGCCCGCCGGAAATGACGGTTCTTCTGACGGTTCATTGAGGGTTATATGACGGTTAGGCGGCACGGGGCGCACCTCCAGACCTGCGCCCGGTGCATCCCCTCCTGCATCGGGCGCATCCCCACATGCACCGGGCGCACCCCCTGCATGGGGCGCAGCACCTGCGCCCGGTGCAGTACCGTTCTTTGCGCTCTTGCGGGTGCCCTTGGACGGCGCAGCGGCAGTGTTGAACTTGGCCGGCGTGACCGAATAGACCGTGCTGCTATTGAACCGGCGATCACGCGCCAGCAGGCCTACGGCCTCCAGATGATCCATGGCAGTACGCACAGCGCGCGCCGACATGCAGCAGCGCGCGGCGATGGTGCCGACGGCTGGCCAGCACACGCCATCATCGTTGGCTTGGTCAGCCAGCGAGATCAGGACAGCCTTCTGCGTGACGCTCAGGCCCTGCAGCGGCCAGCACTGCGACATGATGATGGTCGACATGTCAGAGCCCCAGCGTCATGTTCTGGCCTGGGGCCACGGGCCACCAGGTGCAGGCGCTGCGGCCCGAGACGGAGCAGGGCTTCTTCGGGCCGCGCCAAACACGGCCCGTTTCTGCCAGCTCGGGCAGACGGCGTGCCAGCACGTAGCGGCACATGTGGGTCTCTTGGGCCAGTTCATGGCTGGTCAGGCCGGGATGGCGCTTCACTGCGGACGCCGCTGCAGCCTGCTGGTCACCCTGCAAGCCGGATTGAACGACGTACTCGGCGGCCTCGTGACTGGTGCTGAGGTCGGTTGCTCGGGCCGGATGGTTCATCGACGCGCCCTCCCCTTCGCTGCAGCTCGCGACACGTTGCGGATGAGGCGATGCGCCATCGTGATTAGCGAGTTGGCCTCTTCCACCATCAGCTTCGCTTCGTCGCTGTCGATATGGTGATCGGCCATCGCGTCCACGGCGGTGCCAGACAAGCGCCCTACCCGTGTGGTGATCTCCAGCAGCTTCGTCTGGATGGCGCCGATCTCGTCCGACCAACCGCCCTCCGGCGGTGGCGGGACGGTGGCCACCGCCATGCCGAACTGCCCGGCCAGCGCCTGCATCCAATCCAGGGCGTAGTCGTTGCCGCCGGCCTTCTCCTGCATCCACTCGGTCAGCAGTTCGGCGATTTCCATCGTCACCGATTCACCCTCCAACCCGCGCAGCTTCGCGCGCAGTGTCTCCGGGTGCATGGACTTGCCGCGTCGGTCGGCCAGGAATGCGGCCGCGTCCACGACACCACCGGGCGTCTTGCGCACGGAGTTGTAGAGAACGTCGAGCCAGTTGAGAGCAGATGTACGGCAGGTCATGGGTCACCTTGGGGAAGGCTGCGTTTCAAGGTTTCGGGCTGGGCCCGGGTGGCGCACGATGGGCGCCATGGAGATCAACAAGTCAGGGACGACGGCCAGGGATGGCCTTTCAAGCGGTGTCGACGGGCCCAATGCGGTCGGCGTCGGGATCCTCGTTCGCGGGCTCGGCGGCGGCCTGTGGCTCAATACCGAGCAGGCGCTGGATCTGAGGCAAGGCTGGCAGAGCGCCCTCTTCGGGCCATGCCTCGACCTCCTCGGTCGGAAGCTGGAGCAAGGTGGCCAAGTGCCTATCGCTTGCGATGCGAAGCCGCGCACGCAGCGCGCGCTTGCTCATTCGACTGTCAACAAGCGCCACGATCTCGGCGGGAGCCAAAGATTCTCCAGTTCGCGCAGCGGGCACCGGACCAAAGACATGGGGAAGCAGCTCATAGCGAGAGACCTCTCCACCAGTCGCCAACTCGATCTGGACCGCGCGCTCTGCACGAATAGCGGTGGTCCTGTTCTCCCACTGGGAGACCAGCCCCTGCGTAGCGGCAGCTCCAGTTTCCGTCAGCAGCGCAGCGAACGCCGCCTGCGAGAGGCCCTTCTCTTTGCGGTAGGTGATGATGTCCATGACCGGAGTATGAGCGCCCCTCATATTAGCGTCAATAGCGCCCCTATTGGACTGCGATGAACGCGTTCATTAGCGTTCCTGATATGGAATCGTCTCGCAAAGCCAAGCCAACCCAAGCGGATATCTCCGCGGCGGCTCGCCTTAAGTCCGTTTGGACTGCCAAGGCGAGGAAGTTGGGGATCACTCAGGAGAAGGTGGCATTGGAGCTGGGCATCACCCAGGGAGCCGTAAGCCAGTACCTCAACGGAAAGATCCCGATGAACTTCCGAACGCTGAAGGTCTTTGCGGCGTCATTGGGCATTGAGGACACGGAAATCAGGAACGACCTCCCAGAACAGCAATTCTCAGCCACCCAGGCCAAGGAAGACGACTACGCCGATGTGCTCGGCTACTCGCAGGCAGCCGGTCTGGGCGCAGGTGCCGAAGCGGTCGAGTACGCAGAAACTCACAGCCTCAAGTTCAAGAAGACCAGCCTCCGGAGGCGCGGCATCTACGGCCGCAACCTTGCCGTCTACTACGGCAAGGGCGACAGCATGGAGCCGACCATCAAGGATGGGGATGCAATTCTGTTCGACACCTCCGATACGCGAGTCCTAGATGGTGTCCTTTACGTCATTCAGGTAGATGGCTACGCCAATCCGGAGTTCTATGTAAAGCGTGCCCTGGTCCTAGATGCCGGCATCTACTTCCAAAGTGACAATCCGCGAGGCGACCACCAATGGCAGAAGCCGAAGCCGATGGCGTCGAAGCGACACCCGATCACCGTCATTGGTCGCGTCCATTGGATTGGCGGCTGGGCTGACTAACGTCACGGGAGGCCGTACATGAACGGACAGGTCGCCGGCGCCATTCTGCCGATTGTAGAAATCACTGAGCGGAGCACTGACGGCAGGACAATGCCGTTCAAATGCCGAGGCGAAGATGGGCATCTCTATTACGTCAAGGGTAGGTCTGCCACTCACGAAAGCCTGATCTGCGAGTGGATGGCTGGGCACCTCGCTGCCCGAATGGGCCTGAATCTCCCGCGCTGCGCAATCGCAGCAGCCCCCGCTGGCTTGGTACGCCTCCACCCGGAGGGAAGGGAGCTGGGGAGCGGCCCCGTCTTCGCATCGAGGGCAGTGGAAGGGCTGAATTGGATAACCTACGCCTCTAGACTCCGGGTCCCGCTCCCAGTGCGGCGCGACGTGCTCGTTTTTGACTGGTGGGTCCACAACGCCGACAGGACCTTGACAGAGACAGGCGGGAACCCAAACCTCCTCTTCAATGCGGAGTCCGGAGATCTAGTGGTCATCGATCACAATTTGGCGTTCGACGCCGAGTTCGATGAAACGACGTTTTTCCAGACTCACATCTTCGGAGATGAATGGAACCCGCTTTGCCAAGACCTGGTGGAGATGGCAAATTACCAAGCTCGGCTGAGCGAGGTTCTGGCAGATACATGGGACACCGCCTGGGCGAGTGTTCCGAGCGAATGGCTGTTTCACGATGATGAACAGACCATCCCGGTAAATTTTGACGAACCAGCTTGCAAGGCAATGCTGGCTCGATGCGCCCATCAAGACTTCTGGAGGCTGGCATGAAGACCAAGGTTGCCTGCCAATACGCGATCGTGAGGTTCATCCCTTACGCCGAGACTGGCGAGTTCGCCAACATCGGGGTAGTGCTCGCGTGCCCAGAACTCGGGTTCTTGAAGGCTGAGTTGGCCCCAACAAACCGCACTCAGCGTGTCACGGACTTCTTCCAGGGCCTCGGACCGCGGATCTACCGCGAGGCGATGAAGTACGTTCGGTCAGAAATTCTCCGCATAGCAAATGCTGTGCAGGACGGTGCGCTGCCAGCCCACTACGCGTTCGATTCGATCACTCGCCCCAGAGAGGCGCTGGTGACATTCAGCGCAACTCGGGTCATCTTGGCGGACAGCCCTGACCAGGCATTGACGGAGTTGTACGAGCGTTTCATCGAACGTGATTTCGCGACCAAGGAATACCACGAGCAAATCCTGACCAAGGGCGTAGGAAAGATCCTTAGCGGCGCTCGCCTCAAAGCCTATTTCGATGACCTGCTCGTCGGCGATGACAGCTTCAGTGTGAAGTTCCCGTTCGTGTCAACCAGCCAAGACACGCCAAAAGTGGCGATCAAGCCGCTCTTCCTTGGCCAGGACGAGCCGAACAAGATCTTCGAGCATGGTGGCTTCTGGGTTCACAAGGTGGCGCGCCTGAAAAAGCACAACCTGCTGCCGCCGCACACGCTATTCGCGATTGAGGCACCGGCCGCCGGAGGTGGCATAAGCGCGAAACGCTTGAAAGCGACTCGAGAGATTACCGATGAGTTGCGAGAGCTGAACGTTGAAGTGGTAGATGCTTCGGACAGACCAGCCATCCTCCACTTCGCCGAACAGGCCGTACCGCAGTACTGAAAAAGCCCCGCTTCGGCGGGGCTTTTCTTTGCGCAGCGGGAAATATTAACAGGTTCATCTTTATAATAAGCGCCACTATTGACCGATAGTATTAGCGCCCCTAATCTAGCCCTGTCGCCCAACACCACCCCATCCCGGGGCCGGGCGCAGGAGATCACGCATGGCCACCCTTTCCTTGGGCTGCCGATCGGCAGAGATGAAAGTCACCGCTGACCACGTCAGCGAACGAGTCATCGCAGACATGGGCGCTGCCCGCCTGCACCTCACCGCCGACGAAGCGGAGCAACACGCACGCCAGCTGCAGGCAGCAGCCAAGCAGCTGCGTGCCGCGCTCCAGGACGCCGCCGCATGAGCGCCGCCCTCGCCAACCACTCCAATGCCCAGCGCGCCGCAGCCGCCGCCGGCATCGTCGCTCGCGCCGGGCGCCGCTGGGGCCTCCTCCCCTACCAGGTGGTCATCGCCTCCAGCATCGCCGCCAATGCCGTCCTGCGGCACGGCCAGAGCGCTGCAGGTGCCGTTGCAGCCGTTCGCCGCGCAGCGCGCGCGCAGGCAGGTGCTGCATGAGCGCCCCTGTCGATGTGCAGCGCCTGCGGAATGACCTCGCTTGGTGCCTCGTAATGGAGCGCGGCGCCAGCCGCCGGGCGCGGCACTTCGAGCGGCGGGCCAACAATCCGCGCAATCCGAACCGCGCAGCTTCTGCGCGCGTCGCCGCTGGCTACCAAGGGGACGCCGCGAAAGACCGTCGCCGCATCGCCGAGCTGCGTGCCGAGCTGGCGAGCGTCAAAGGCGGTGCCGCATGAGCGCTATCAAGATTGGTGACCGCGTCCGAATCACGGACACGGATTACGACCCCGAAGAAGACCCCAACTTGGCCAACGGCCAACTGGCTACGGTCATCAACGTGGTCTCAGCCCGGGTGGACAACACCTCAGCCTGCGCCGTGCTTGTCCGAACCGATGAAGGTCCGAGACACGTTGACCCGGATGGTGATGGCTGGTGCTTCTTTGAGAAGCAACTGCAGGTGCTGGATGGGCAGCCCGCATGACCGACCACGACTTCTTCGCCGCCATGGCCGTCGGCATCCCGCCCATCACCCCGCCAGGAGCAATCCCCATGACTCAGCTGAAAGCCTTCTACGTCGACGATATGCCGACCATCTACGCGGCCGAATCAATCCAGCATGCCGCCGAACTGTACGAAACCGATTGCGGCGAAGCGCCGCTTGACGGCTACCCCTACCAGGCATCGGAGAAGGATCTGGATATGCCGGTGCCGGAGACCGACGAAGACGAGCAGCCAACCGGCGTCATGACCACCATGCGCGCATGGCTGGAGGAAGCCGAGCCCGGCTTCCTTTGCGGGGCCGAGTAATGCGCCACCTGGCCCTGCCCTTCTTCTGCGCCGTCGTCGTCGGACTGCTCCTCGCACTGCTCCCTTGGGCACTGCGCAACCAGGTCGACGCCGTCGCCCTCGCATGCGCCATCGGCGCCGTGTTCTTCGCATGGCGCGGCTGGGAAGATCTCCAGACCACCTGGCCAGCCTTCAAGGCCGAAATGCAGCGCCGCACCGCCGAGCGGCAGCGCGCGCCGCTGGCCGCTGACGACACCCACTGAGCAACCGCCCGCCCGGGCAACCGGGCTCCGCGCCGGCCGGACTTCCACTCGCCGGTAACCCATTCCAGGAGTCCAGCGTGCGTAACCAGCTCGACATCTTCGATCACGACCCAGCCCGCATGGCAGCCGCCAACCGCGCCGCTGCCGAGCGTGCACTGACCGACGTGCAGTTCACAGCCACCGTCCGCCAGGAACGACACGAGTACTACGTGGGCGAAGCCGAACGCTGGGAACACCTCGCCGCGCACAGCGCGCGCTCCACCAACAGCAAGGACATGCAGGCATGAGCAACGACAACAAGACCCTGGCGGACGCGCAGCCCGGCTTTACTACGGGGCACTGCCAGAACAATAAGCAGCTAGGTGGTTGCCAGCTACATAACCTGCAATGCGGGTGGCCGAATTGCGACCGTAAGGCTGTGGAGCCGTCATTGGCAGACGCGCAGCCCGGTGGGAGGGTGAGGCTGGGGGATCGCCCGAAGGAGGGCGAAGTCCTCGTGGAAGTCTCGGGCCTCACTGGCAGCGGCAAGAGCGCCGTTGCTGGTGAGATCGAGATCCTGTGCAAGGCCCTCGGATTGGATGCTGAGTGGGTCAACGGCGACGAAGAAAAGCGCCTGACCCATGCCGACTGGATCGGCGCGCTGGAAATGTACAAGCCCAAGGTGGTGATCGTGGAGCGGAACATCCCGCGCGCCGCCCTCTCCGCCCAGCCCTCCCCGGGTGGTCAGGACGCGTTTTCGGATGAGCGGGTCCGATGGTTTACGCGTGCGGGTGCGTATCTTGTACGGGCACAAGCCGCAGAAGCGGAGTTGGCAAACTTCGATAGGTTCAGAGCAACCTCACGCCGACAGTCGGCAGTGGAATTCCTGTTGAATCATGGGTTCATCTGGGACGGTGGACATTGGAAATCTCGCCAGCCCTCCCCGGGTGGTCAGGATGCGCTGGCGACTGCACGCGAGCTGTTGGCCGCTGAGTACGACAAGGCCGGAGAAAGGGTCTTCGCTGATCGCGCCCGGAAGGGGCAGTACGACAATGACCCGGACGTGCACGCCATCGTGACCGCACTCGCCGCCCGCCAGCCGGTGGGGATCAGCGCCGATTGGGTGCTGGGATACCTCACCACCGACGCACCTGAGGATTCCCGCGAAGCTATCCGCAACGCCTTCACTGAGTACGCTGCGCTCTCTGCCGCCCGCCAGCCGTCCAAGCAACCGGATAGCGTTGCTCTGGGCGAAGCAACGGAATTCTGCATCGAGAAGGGCGACCGACAGCCGGTGGGGGAGCCGGTGGCGCGATTGATTGAAGCGGTCGAAGGTGAATGTGACGGTCTTGCCATCAGCACTGATACGGCGACTGCCATCCTTGCCCACGTGTACCCGCTTGGGCAGACGCCTGTCGCGTACATGGTTGATGGGCGCGTTGAGCAGGGACTGTTCTTCGACCGGACGGCAGCAGAAAACATGGCCGCGATGAATGCTGGCGAGGCGGTCCCGCTGTTCCGCGAGAGTGCGCAGGCCGTGGACCTGGGCGGAATGCCTGAAGGCTGGCGCCTGAGCAAGAAGGCCACCTGCTACCAGCTCTCGCACGGGAACGACATCATCGGCAATTTGGTCGGCCCGGATGCAGAGGAGAACGCGGCAATCATCGCTCGCGTCCTCGACAGCCAGGCGGTGGGCAAATGAGCCGCCAAGTGATGGTGCTGGTCGCCGCATCGATCGCTGCCGCGCTGGCACGAGACGCCACACGCGTCCAGAAAGTCGAGCGTGTCACGCACAACGTGGACGTCCCAAATTGGACGTGTCGAGTCCGTGACCCGCTCCCTTACGGCAAGAAGGCGCGCAGGGCGCTGCGAGGCGGCCGCCATGGCTGACCAGCTGCTCACCGCTGCAATGGTCCACCGCGAGGTCGGCCGGCAGCTCGCCAGCATTTCCGGGTTCGAGCTCGACTCGATCGCTCCCCAAGATGCTCGTCTGTGGGAGGCCCGCGGCCAAGCGCTTCACGCGCTCGCAGCCGGCGACATGGACGCCGCGCTGCGCACCATGGGCATGGTGTCCTCGCGGATGATGGACCGAGACGACGCATGGGAGATCGCATCGAACGCGGTAGCCGTCCGGATCGCCGCCGGCTGGACGCGCGACATGCTGGACAGCAGCACCGAGGCCGGCCGCGCGCCGTGTGGTCGCGGCTACTACCTGTTCTGCTCCGGGGCCATCGCGGTCTGCTACTTCCCGATGGTCTGCATCACCGACATGAACGGCCGCGGCTACCACTTCCATATCGCCCAAGACCTGCTCAACGAGCGAGATCCAAGCCCCTACGCAATCCGTCGTCCGCTGGTCCCCCAACAGCTGGAGATGTTCCGATGATCGCCCTGGACTCGGCACACGTGCCTGACGCCGATGAGGACGAGTACGACCGCCGGCGCCTGCCCATTGCCTACAACCTAACCATCCATCACATCCGGGAACTGCGCAAAGAGAGGGACGCCTTGCTACTGCGCGGACACGCCGGGGACAGATTCAGGGCCGCCCAGCTCTCGTGGTTCATCAGGAACAACGAGAACTATGCCGGCCGCCTCCTGCAGCGAATGGAACAACTCGGATCCACCGCTGCACACGCACTGCTCACCCCGCCGCCGGCACTGCCGGCCCAACTGGACCTGTTCGCATGACCGCCCTATCGCTTCCGACGGACTTCCAGCTCCTGCAGCACAGCGGCCAAACCGCCGTTGCTGGCCAGCGACCGCTCGTGTGGCGTTTGCCCCGCCTCTCCACCATGCAGCCAAGCCGACGAGTCTTTACGCAGGACCACGTTGGCCGCCTCCAGCACCACCAGGTGCCGCGCATTGCGCTGATGCTCGGCCAGCTTCGGGCCGAACACCGACAGAAGGCTGGTGGCCGGATCCTGCAGAAGCTGCTCGGCATCACCGGGGATGTGCTGGCCGTGGTGTATCTGGCTGGCCAGTGCATCCAGAAGGTCGGCCAGCGACCGGTCAGCGCCAGGAGCCATGGCGGCCCGGATCTGCTGCCGCTGCCAATGAGTCGTCGGCCTCTTGGCCAATACCAAGTCCTGAACGTCAGCGCTCTGTCGAAGAGCGCCCGCCTCAGCCTTGGCGCGGAGCCACAACTCCGCATGCGTCGAATTCGCATATTGACTCATGCACCCCAGTGTAGCGCGAGCCATTCCCCTCGTTTCCAACGGAGCTGACACATGACCCAGGAACATATCAGCCACCCGGAAGGGTTGCCGAACTGCGCCGCCGGACACCGCGCGCGACACATCCACGACAAGCGCTGCGCCTCCGCTGGCGGTGGCCACCTGGTCGAGTGCGCCTGCAGGTCGACCAGCAAGCACGCGGAGCCCGACGCGGCCATCGCCGCTTGGCGCAGGCTCAACCGCCCCGCGCGCAGCGCGCGCAAGGCAGAACCGGCTTTGCCAGAGAATGTGCTGCAGCTTCCACTGCTGGGCTCGCCGCGGGAGGTGCGCCGTGTCAACGGCTGACAAAATCATGCGTCCTGGCGCGCACGGCGATGTGGCGGAGCTGACAGGCGCACACACCAAGCGTCGGCAGATCCAGAATCTGGCCCGGAACGGAATCCCCCATACCATCAACGCAGCCGGCTGGCCGGTGGTGATGTGGTCGGCCGTCGATGGGTCAGCGAAGAAAGCACCTGATGTAGAAGGTGGGTGGTCAAGCAACGCGTTGAGGCCTGCTGCGTAATGGGACGACGTTCAAAGGATCCGGGCGCGATCCCGCACATGCGGAAGCGGCCGCGGGGAAAAACCACGTATTACTTCTTCGACCATGGCGGTAAGCCGCGGCGAGAAACTCCGCTGGGTAAAAGCTACCCGGAGGCCGTTCGCAAGTGGGCGGAGCTGATGGCGACCGAAGCGGCTGTTCCGGAGATCGTGACCTTCCGGGATGCAGCGGCTCGCTACAAACAATTGGTTATCCCCAAGAAGCGCGCATCAACGGCCAAGGTCAACCTGGCAGAACTGGCGAAGCTGGAAGAATTCTTCTGCAATCCACCAGCGCCGCTGGCGAAGATCCGGCCGCTTCACGTTCGGCAGTACCTGGACTGGAGAACGAAGAACGGGACGGTGGCCATGGTCAGCGCCAACCGAGAGAAAGCGCTGCTGAGCCATTTGTGGAACAAGTGTAGGGAATGGGGCTTCACCGACGCGGAAAACCCTTGCAAGGGCGTGCGTGGTTACGGCGAAGCGGGCCGCGATGTGTACGTCGAGGATGACGTATACCGGGCAGTGTGGGATGCAGCAGATCAGCCGCTGCGCGATGCGCTGGATCTGGCCTACCTGACTGGCCAGCGCCCGCCCGATGCTCTCAGCATGGATCGGCGAGACGTGCGGGATGGCTTCCTGCATATCAGCCAGAGCAAGACCAAGCACAAGCTGCGCATTGCCATCGAGGGTGAGCTGGCCGAGCTGCTGGTGCGCTTCGGTGCCAGGACATTCAAGCGCCGCGGCAAGCAGAAAGGTGCGGTGATCGTGCACACGGCGCTGCTGCTGGATGAGTATGGCCAGCCGCTGAGCAAGGGCCAACTGCGAAGCCGATTCGATGCAGCGCGCGCACGTGCAGGCGTTGCCAAGGAGGCCTTCCAGTTCCGGGACCTGCGGGCCAAGGCCGGCACTGACAAGGCGGACGCGGCGGCAGATATCCGCCAAGCGCAGCGACAGTTGGGTCACTCGTCCGTGGTGATGACCGAGACCTACACGCGAAAGCGTAAGGGCGACCGCGTAACCCCGACGAAGTGA